GAACGAAGGACAAGTCAAACTATACAAGTTTGGTAAGAAGATCTTTGATAAGATCACTGCTTCAATGCAACCAGAGTTTGAAGATGAAGAACCAATCAATCCATTTGATTTCTGGAAAGGTGCAAACTTTAAGTTAAAGATCAAACAGGTTGCAGGGTTCTGGAACTATGATAGTTCTGAGTTTGGTAAGGTAGAAGCATTACTAGATGACGATACCGCACTAGAAGCAATCTATGATAAGATCTATGATCTAAGTGAGTTTACTGCTGTTGATCAATTTAAGTCATATGATGAACTTAAAGCACGATTAGACTCAGTTCTTGCTAGAAAGGCAGTTGTCACACCTCAAGTTGACACCGAAGAGTTAGAAGATCTAAGTGAAGGGTTAAATCGACCATCACAAACAGAACTAGATCAGATATCTAATCTCTCTGCTGCTGCAACGGAAACCACGGAAGATGAAGATGACGCACTAAGTTATTTTCAAAAACTCGCTGAAGAGTAAACATTAAGAAAGGGGTCTCACGACCCCTTTTTTTATTGCCCACTAAGTCTTGGGTTATACGTTCCTTTCAGTTTATTATTAATAAATTGAGAGGATTTACTATATTTCATAATTTTTCTCATATCGGAAACTGCTACGTCTAAGTATTGAGGTTGTAATACTTTTATTCTTCTTTTTGCTTCATTCTCATTCTCTTCATACTCATAGTTACTTACAGAAAATACATTTGTATGTGATACTACATTACCACTTGCATCTCTCACTGTGCCTGCATTATCTACAGATGATAGATTAGGAAGATCTGTACCACTATATGTGATTTCTGAACCATCTTCAAGATATCTACTTTCAAAATTAGAATCTACAATTAATCCTTCTGGAACAACTGCTCTGAAAGACTCATCTATTAACAACTCAGTGACATAATGATGAACCTCGGTTAATCTCTCCTCAGTTCCGTACTTTGCTAAGATGTAATTTTGGAAATCATTAGCACTCAAAGGCCATTGGTCTCTGACTTTAATAATATTATTTGTGGTCAAGATAACCCAATCGTATCTAGGATCTCCATAGACTCTTTCAGCGACTTGTTCTGGTCTATCATCACCAGTTATAACATAATCTTCAAATGCTGTTACTACATTTTTTAAGTCATCACGAAGTTTAGGCCTTCTGAATATGTTCTTTACAGGTATAAACTCATCATTTGATGTTCTATCTGTAGTTCTAGAAACATACGCTAAATTTGGAAAATAAGAAAAATATCCTTGCATTTTAGTAACCTACGTCTGAACTATATGGGCTGTTTTGATCTATTTCACTGATCGGGTAAAGATCTCCAGTTGATTCTGGATCATTAGGATCATATTGTCTATCCTCTGCAACATCCTCACTATAATCTGTATCGTATATTGGTTCTAATTCAGCAAATCTTAGAGACATACTCACTGCAATAGGCATACCATTTTCATATGCCAACCATTGGCCTTCTGGTGTATAGTTAAGACTGACGTTAGTTAAAGCACATGGTTTAAATTTGTTCACACCAAGAATACTTCTATTACCATTGGTTACAAATCTCAATCTGAATATGTTTGGAGTTCCTAAGAAGAATGATGGGCCACCAGCTTTACCTACGTTGGTGTTCGCTCCGTTATCAACCTTTCTAGTTTTCTTAGGTGCAGACCATTGTTTAAATGCACGAATAATCATTCTAACATTTGCAGCTTCTAATCTGTTTCTAGGACTCATAGTCCATTGATATTCAAATGATCTTAAAATTACACCAGCAAATAATAATTCTGTATTGGAGTTAGATATCACACCAACACTTCTCTGCATTATAGATTCAGCACTTAATCCAGAGACAGTAGCTAATTGTTCTATTTTCTCTGCTGCTATCAATCCTCTTGTAGACTCTTGAGTCAACATATCTGCATTTAGTGCCGTATTCCTTATACTAGGCCCTGTTCCAAATAAATCTCCTGTTAATATACTACCAATCACATTTTTACTTGCTATTTGAGCACCACCCATTTGTTTATTGGTCATAGACTCATCATTCCAACTTCTTCCATTCTCATCCGTCATGTTATTAGGCATAGGCATTTTGATACCAGCACCTAATTTCTTTTTATATGGACTATATCTTTCAGCACCGAACGCTAAACCACTTTCTCTTTGTTTGCCAGGCTGTAAAAGACCTTCTCCATACTTACCGTCAAAAGTTTTTGCATATGGAGCACGATATGAATAACATTGTATGAACATATGATCCATATTATTAGCCATATCCATAGGATATTTGACTATCTTTTTAAACATACCGTCTGAAGCTTCAGCACCAGAAAATGCTTTTTTGGTTCCCTCCATCAATGCTTGACCATTACCAGAACCACCTTCATATCCTCTCCCAGTTCCAGAATTGGTATTACTTGTAGGATAATTGGCTTTCTTTGACCACATCTCCAACTCTTTCATAGACTTCTGTTTCTTAGGATTTACCTTGATGTTGTCTTTTTTCAACCATTGTGGTTTTACAGTGCCAGGTGCAGTTGCATTGATATGATTTGTAGTACTTGTTTTTATTGCTGCATCAATTTGATCCAGTTCATTATTATTCCATCTTTGTTCTCCTGGCACAAATACATTAGAATTACTTGTCAACTGAGATCTATCCCAAACTCCATCTTTGTATATTGCTGGCTCGTTTGGTTTTAGTTCACCGTTTGCATCAACTGGACGAATTGTTGTTCCTCCTTTGTCATCATAAAATACCTTATAATTTGTGACATTACCATCCTTATCCCTTTGACTGATAGGTATATCAATAGGAAGTTCTTGCCCATATTGATTTGCTGATATTGGATTCTCTATACCATATTCATCAAGTTTTTGCGATGCTGGTAAATTAACATATCTATTATACTCATCAATATCAACTGGAGCACCATTAATATAACCTTGAGCCGTCTGTTGGTCAAAGTAATTATTGGATCTTTTTCTAGTTGTTATATCCTCTTCAAATAGTGCCACTATTTTCTTCTCCGTTGATGACGAGCATTGAAAGCTCTATACTTGGGATACCTCATACCCCTTTTGTCTATAAATTGTTCAGTAGGTAATAACGATATTTTTGCCCAATCCTCATCACGAGGAACTTTGAACATACTTCTGATACCAGAATACTTATATCTATGTATGCTGTTTTTAGGAATTGGGGATTCTCCACGACTATTTAGTAGGTTATTTGCAATCACATCACGATAATCTGGATTTATGTAATGTAGGTTACATGCTAAGAACCCATCTTCATAAAATCCTACAATCACAGCTAAGGGTTGAACATCCCAAAATTCCAAATATTGTGATGATCCAGCGTTATATGAAAAGAAAAACAAGTCACCTTGTTTGACACCACCTTGATCGAATGTTTGACCAGTTCTTTCTTGTACTGATATTAGTGCCTGTTCTAAAGCACCAACATACCATGAGTCAGGCTTTAATTCAATACCAGCTTGTTCTTTAATATCTTCTACGATCATGTGAAATACCTAGGTCGTCTTCTGTCATGAGTTTGAATTCATATTTTCTATCTGCACAGAATTGTTTTGCTGCTTCCCACTTTGCCTGATTTACGACCCATGTTTTAACTTCATAGTACCATGCTTGAGTTTTCCTCTTTGGATTCTTTTTGGGTTCTTTAATCTGTTTTTTAGGTTTAACTTCAACTACAACTGATCTACTTTTACCGTTGCCATCCTTGTATTTGATAAAGAAGTCTGGAAAGTATCTGTGTACTCTATTGTCTATAGGATTTTTGTATGGAATCCAAAATTCTTCAGACTGCCATTGACTTATACTTTCAGTAAGATCACAATATTGCATGAATTTCTTCTCCCATAATGATCTATAAATGATCTGAGTGGGATCACCCTTATACTTTTTTACATGTTTTGGTTTAAATTTTCCCTTATAAGCCATATACATAGTATGATAAGTCATATTTTATTTAGATGGCCAGGCAACAGAAAAGTTATTTCAGCAACGATAAGATAGTAAAGAATTTAGACCAGTTCAGAGTATCTTTAGGTGCTCCAGCTCTATCAAACTTCTTTCAAGTTGAATTAGATTTTGCCAGATCTATTGCAGAACCTAAAGATTCTTTTCCAGTTGAGTTAAATGCTGCTTCATCTGGCATATATGAAAAAGAGAAAAATGCAAACGATCTAAGTCAATGGTTTACATCATGTGGATTGATGGAACAGGGAGATAAAGAGAGATATGAACTGTTAGCAAACGAAGCAATGTTGCCTGGAACATCTATGTCGGTTGCACAGGAGATAGGAAGTAGACAAGGTATTAGAGAGAGATTCGCAACACAGAGGTCATATACAGATATATCAATATCTTTTTACCTATCTAATGATTATAAGATATTGAAATTGTTTCAAGAGTGGATGAACTTCATGAATCCTTTGTATATAACACAGGAGGGAGTCAGACATACACAGGGATATCCAGGCGGATACCCTAATCATGGTGAGAGATATGCCTTTCACAGACAGAGATATCCACATGACTATAAAAGGAACATAAAAATTACAAAATTTGAAAGAGATTTCAAACCAGAGAAACGAGATGACGTTATTACATCAATAGATCCCACCTTCGGACATGAAGTAAGAAGCTTTGGAACCAGAAGACAGAAGGGTAAAAGTTATTATGACATGGGCCCAACCAAAGACGAAGAGTATAGACCAAATGCTCTTACCTATAACTTTGTAAATGCCTTTCCTATATCCATACAAGATATACCTCTTAATTATCAGACAGGTTCTCTTATACAGGTTGTAGTTGACTTTTCGTACGATAGGTACTATATTGTTAATAATCAAGGAATACCAGCGCCAGATACCCCAACTAAGGGATCTACAACTCTAGTTACTTCTAACAATTCCATTGAAACAAACGTAGATAAAGCGTCAAATTAACCCTCTAAATAATAAAGAATAATTACTTATTATGCCTTTACCAAAAATTACAACGGCCGAGTATGAATTGAAGTTACCCTCAACAGGGAAAACAATCAAATACAGACCGTTCCTCGTAAAAGAAGAGAAGATTCTTATACTTTCTCTTGAATCACAAGACAGCAAAGAAATCTCTAATGCTGTAAAACAGGTTCTAAAAGAATGTGTTATAACAAAAGGAGTCAAAGTTGATCAACTACCTAGTTTTGACATTGAATACTTATTTTTAAATGTTCGTTCCAAATCTGTGGGTGAGACTATAGAATTACTTATCACCTGTGGAGATGATGGAGAGACAGAAGTTCCTGTAACTATTAATATTGATGATATTGGAGTCTCTAAATCCGAAGATCATTCACCAGACATTGAACTGGCTGATGGTTACACTGTAAAAATGAAGTACCCATCATTAAGTCAGTTTGTAGACAGTAATTTTGGTTCTGATGAAGGGAAAGATGTTGTTGAAAAATCATTTGAAATGATAGCATCTACTATTGAAATGGTTTATAATGATGAGGAAATGTTCTCAGCAGCGGAATGTACTAAAAAAGAACTGAAAGAGTGGGTAGAGTCTTTAACTTCACAACAGTTTCAAAAGATT